ATCGCGGTTGGGATGGCACATGGTACAATTGCCCGTGGCTGGGGCCGCTTACCGTCGCCTATACCGGCGGCTGGCCAACCTGGCCGCGCACGCTGACGTGGGCGGCAACAATTGCGTTTGACGTGCTTTGGGCGGAAACCCCCGGGGGCATGTTGCCGCCGGGGCCGCCGGGCCAATCGGGCAATATCAAAAAATACAGCGTCGTGGGCGCTTATAGCGTCGAGACGGCGGCGGGCGGCGTCGGCGAGATTGGCGCCAATGTCGGCACCGGCTGGGGCGCCCTGCCCGGCGCCGTGACAAGCGCGCTGGACAATTACCGGCGCGAAAGCCGGATTGGGGCCGGATAATGGCCCGCCTACCCTTCCCCCCCGGCGCCGCCATGCGCGCGGACGGGTTGGCCACGTACGGGGGCATAGACATAGCTGGCGAACCCGTCACGATTTGGCAGGCCAGCCCGGCCGGCTTTGTCAAGCACGGCCCGGTTAACGCTATGGTTAATACCTACCGCCGCGACGAATTGGTGCCGGGCGGCCCTATCGAAAACGGCGATTTGCGGTGCCTGATTTACTGGCCCAGCTTTGCCGCCCTGGCGATTGGGCGCCGGTTGGAGCGGGCCGACCGTGTCGAATGGCGGGGGCGGCAATACGCGGTGCAGCAATTTGACGACGCAACCCATAGCGCGGCCGGCGCGATTTTTGCCGCGCTGTTGCAACTAAGGGGCTGACGCTATGGCCCGCCCCGCACCGCCAACACGGATTGAGCGCACAATCCAAATTGACGACATGGCGGACCTTAGCGACGCGGTTGCTTGGTTCCATGATTTACATATCGAAACCGCGCAAGAAGAACTGGCCACGGCGCAAGCTGGGGGCAGCTTGTTGGACCCGACAACATTTGTCGACGGCAAGAAAAACGGCGACGTCGACGAGGTTAATCTATTTGGCAACATAACCTATGTTGGCGGCATGGGGCCGGTTGACGAGGCAATACAAGCGGCCTGGGCCTTTGTAGAGGCCGCCGCGCCTGTCCGCACCGGGCATTACCGGCAATCCCTGGCCTGGTTTGCCAACGGGCAAATGACGGGCGCCCCGCCGCAGGGCAAGCGGCTGGGGCTTAGGGGCAATGCCGAGCTTGTGGACTTGGCGCCTTATGCGGCGATGGCCGAAATCATGGTGCCCAAGGGCGTCATTTATGGGGCTTATGTCGCGGTTAGCCGGCGCTTTGGCAAAACCGTAAGCGTTAGTTACCGTTACACGCGGGCCGAACGCTATGGGGGGTTTATGCTGGCCCCAGGCATGCCGGCGCCCAAGCGGCCTTATAACGTACCCGTGCTGACAATCGGCAACCCGTCGTCGTCGGTTAAGCCAGGCGTCGCGCGGAGTCGCCCCGGTTACAATATCCGCCGCCGCCGCGCGACTGTCCGCAAGTATTTACGCGCTAAGGGGTTGACATGAGCAGCCCCGGCTTCCGCGCGGCTGTCAAGGCCGTACTAGCCGACAATTGGACGGCCACCCCGGTTTTTGATTTAAGCGATTACGCGACGTTTGACGACATACCCCAGGGCGACGCCGACGCCATGTTACTGTTGCAATTTATCGGCGGGCCCGAACGCATAGAAACGCTGGGCCAGATTACCGCGCACGGCTGGCGCGAAGACGGGATCGCGATTTTCCACCTGGCCATGCCGACGGGGGAACCCAGCCAACGGGCGCTGGACTATGGCGAAACCCTGGTGGGGCTGTTTAGGGGCCGCCGGCTGGGCCCGTACCTTATCGACTATATGGAGCACCCGAGCGACTTTGCCGGCGCCGCCATAAAATTAAACGGGCGCTGGCACGGCTGGTCAGCAAACTTGGGTTATACAACAGTGATTTGCGCGTGAGTCCTAAAGGGTTAGGAGAAAGGGAATGTCGTCTGCGAATGCCGTTGAATTGGTGCTGTTGCCGGAGGCAACGTATGGCACCACGCCGCCGCTAAACGCCGCGCAAGCTGGGCTTGTGCGGTTTACCAAGGAGACACTGTCGGGCACGCCGACGACTACCGAAAGCACGGAAAACCGCTTGGACCGCATGTCGGGCGGCCAGATTGTCACCGGCCTGGACGTCGGCGGCGCAATCGACGGCGAGCTATCGCCGGACGCCGTCTATCAGCGGTTGTTCCAAATGGGCATGATGGACGCCAGCCCCACCCCGGCCACGGCGCCCCTTAGCCTTAGCGGGGGCAGCTATACCAAGGACGCCACCAACGCCCAGCTGGCCAACCTGGGGCTGCCAGGCGGCGGCCTGGACGCGTTTGTTACCGGCGACATGGTGATTTTGGCCGGGCTGGACGACGACGCGGCCAACGGCGCCGCGCAAGTTGTCAGCGTCAACCCCGACGGGCGCGGCGCGCAAGTCACCGCCAGGCCGGCGGCCGGCGACACCGCGACGATTGCCGCCGGGGCAACCGTGGCGCGGCCGGCGTGCCTATCCATTGGCGTCGACACGATTAGCGCGACGCTGTCCAAAGCCTACACGGACGTTTTGCACGACGTCACCACCGACGCGCATTCGCAACGCTATACCGGCGCGATTTGCAACGGGTTTAGCGTCGGCCTGACGTACGGCCAGTTAGTCACAATCACCTATAACCTGTTGGCAAACGGCTATTTGCAGGAGGCGCCCAGCCTGGCCCAGCAAATCGACACGGCCGGCGGCACGATTGCCGACGCCGGCACGGCCAACGTGCTAAACGCCAGTATCGACATGGGCCTTGTTACGGTGGACGGCTTGCCCACCGCCTATTGTGTCGAGAGCCTTAAAATCACGCTGGACAACGGCAACACCCCGCAAAATTGCCTGGGGCACGCCGCCCCGTCACGGTACAATCCGGGCACGGCCAAGATTACCTTAGAGGCCAGCATTTACTTGGCCGACGCGGCATACGACGCATTTATGCCGGGCAAACTGAAGGCCGAACCCGTGGGCATGTTGTTTGCCGTATCCAACGACGCGGGCGGTTATGCGTTTGAACTGACGGCGGCCCAGCTGTCGTTCCCCGACCCCGCTGTTACCGGGCAAAACGCGCCGGTAATGATTGCCGCCAGCGGCACCGGCAAAGTTGGGCCCGGGGGTGCCAGTGCCTTGCGCGTCTATTATTGGGGCGGCGTCGGCGGGCCCGCGCCAGGCACCGCGCTAAAGGCGCTTACCGGCCCTTTTAGTTTACCCGAGAACGCACCGGCCGGCGCGACGGCGGGCGCAATCCATAGCAAAACGTCTGGCTCCACGCTGTCGCTTACCGACGACGGCGGGGGTACCGTTGCGTTGTCGGGTGCCAACATAGTGCGCGGCGCGACGCCACTAGACTATGCAACAGCGCAATCGCACCCGTTTACGGTGCGCGAAACCCTACCGGCGGCAACCAACAGCCCGCGCGACACCAACCTAACCCTGGTTGTTACGCAAGTGGCCGGGGGGCTGGCGGCGCCCCATATTGTGCCGGATACCAACCAAACGACTTACCCGGTTGCGCTGTCCGCTGACTTGGGCGTCATGCCGTCGACGGACCAATTGCAATGCGTCGTCGCCAGCGACGCCGGCATGGCCAACGCGCTTTACACGTCGCCTTGGGTGACGGTGGGCGCCAGCGGCCCGGTTGTGTTCCCCGGGTTGGAAAGTTTCAACCTGGCCAGCGGCGAGATTTTTGTGGCCGTCAAACGCCAATCGGGCGCCGTAACAAGCGCCTATAGCAATGTGCTTAAATGGGGCGACACCACGGCGCCCATTGCGTCGGGCGGCGGCACGGTAACGCTTAACGAGCATTTGCACGTGGCAATCCCGGTTACGTTTAGCGAGCTGGTTTATCCGGCCCTGGGCGGCACCAATGCCGGCGCTTTTGAACTTACCGGCGCCACGCCGGGCACCGCGTTTACCGTGCGGCTGCTAGGCGACGGGCTGACGGATTACGAAACCGCGCCGGCCCTGTCGGCCACCGTCAGCGGCACCGACTTGGGCGGCAATGTCAGCAACCCGCTGGCCATTGGCCTAACCGTTATCAACGACCCCACCGACGATGCGCCGTTTGATTACACGCCGTTTGCGGCGGGTTACGAACCCGCGCACGCGGGCAGCGTTTGGCAGGATACGGCCGGCACCGTGCCGGCGACGGCCGACGGCGACCCCGTGCGGCGCCTGGACGACGTCAGCGGCCACGGCTGGCACCTGACGCAACCGGCGGGGGCAGACCATTTTATTTTGCACGTCGCGGGCCTGGCCAAATGGTTGCGGCCCAACAGTGGCACGGCGGCACTATCCAACGCCGGGCTGGGGCTATCCACGGGCAGCGTATGGCAGCGCATGACGGCGCTGCTGCAAAACGACGCGGTTGTCAGCAACCGGCTTTACCATAGCGGCGACGGCGGCATGGCCGGCTTGCTGTATCACCCGACGGCGCCCGAACTGGCCGCATATGACGGCGCGTCGCCGTCAACCGGCGTTGCCGTGCCGACGGGGGAAAACCATACGATTTTGGAAAACCACGGCAGCGGCAACAGCTGGGTGCAGCTGGACACCGACACGCCGCCGCCCGGCGTCTATGCCGGCAACACGCTGGCCAACGGCATAACTTTGGGCAATCACCCCACCGACACCGGCCCAGGTTCGGCAACCTCCGATTTCCGGTTGTACGCGTTTGCTGTCACCAATGACGCCACGTTTGCCGCCAACGAGGCCGCTGTCCGCGCGCATTTCCAAACCCTTTACGCTTGAGGCCGTGCCATGACTGTAAACCCGGCAACAAAACAATTGTACGGCCAGCACGTGACAAGTCGCGACGTCATTGGCGCGGGCGGCTGGGTGACGGGTATCGACATTGCCGCCGACGGCACCAAGATAATCCGCAACGACGTGGCCGGCTGTTATTATCGTAAAGCCAGCGACACGCGGTGGACGCTGCTATATCGCGCGGGCGACAATATTATGCCCGTCGACATTATCGCCAACGGGATTTACGACGCGGCGATTGCCCATAGTAATTCCGCCCATATGGCCTTTATTTTATATGGCCGGTTGTATTTGACCACCGACGGCGGCGCCACGTTGACTTGGTGCCAGGCGTGGGGCGGCGACCCCGCTTGTTACCCCAACGACACAATCCGCACGACGGGCAAACCGTTACAGTACGACCCCACCAACCCCGCCGTTATTTTTACGTGCACCCCAACCCTGGGGTTGCAATATACGCTGGACGGCGGCGCCAGCTGGACGGCGGTGCCCACGTCGACGTTGCCGCTGCCCACCAAGGCCTCGATAGCCTTTGATAAAACGTCGGCCAGCGGCGGGCGCTGCCAATCGCTTTACGTCTGGATTGCCGGCACCGGCTTGTATTGGAGCGGCGACGGCGGCGGCACCTGGGCGCAAGTGCCAGGCTCAACAACCCTAGCATGCGCGTCTATGGCGGTTGGGCCTGATAGCCGGCTGCATATGTGCGGCAGCGACACAAGCATGGATTATAACGGCGTTTACAACCGTTGGGACGGCAGCGCGTTTTACAGCCCCGGCAGCGTGCCGGCGGCCAAATCCCTGGCAATCAGCCCTGTCACCGGCAACCTGTATTTGGTTGACGTCGCGGGCGATATTTACATGTCCACCGACAGCGGCGACAACTTTACAACGTGGATGGACAAACGCCGCCAGGCCGACCGCATTACTTGGCATGGCGTTACCGACGAATACTATATGGCCAACGGCGGCCTGGGCGTCGACGCCAATGACACCTTATGGATGGTTGAGGGCATTGGGGCTTGGCAGGCCCCGGCGCCGCACGCCTATGTCAGCCCGATTGTCTGGACCGAAGCCAGCGTCGGCATTGAAAGCATGGTTGTCCGGCAAATGGGCATTAAGCCGGACGGGACACTATTGGCGGCGATGGACGACCGCACGGCTATGGTTATGCCCAGGCCCGGCGTCGACTATCCGGCGACAAATGCCAATGACGGCGTTATGTCTATCCGGCACGGCGGCGGTATAGACTACGCGCCCAACAACCCCAACATACTGGTAACGACGATTAAGGAAGGCAAGGGCATGTTTAGCGCCAATAACGGCGCAAACTGGACTAATTTCCCCGGCGACATACAAGCGGCCAGCGGCGGCTGGGGCGGCGGCAACATTATCGCGTTTGATGACCAAATCTTTGTGCAACAGCAAACCAATGACGCCAAATGTATGCGTACCACCGACGGCGGCGCCAACTGGTTGCAAGTCATGATTGGCAACGGGCTAAATACCTGGGCGCACCACCAATATACGCTAAACCGCTGCATATTGGTGCGCGATTATTTTACGCCTGGCGCCGCCTGGCTGTACCACGTCGGCGACGGCAGCGGCGACGTTAACGATTTGGCCTGTCGCGGACTTTGGCGCACGACGGACAAGGGCGCGCATTGGGCGCGGGTTTATAACGGCTGGATTGACAGCTACACGCGCGACTTTTGGAACGGCAAATTATACCAACGCAGCGCGACAGAACTTTGGTGGGCCGGCGGCAACAATAGCTATGCCTGCCGGCGTTCGTTAGACGGCGGCGCCAGCTGGGCCGGCGCCCCGGGTGACGACGCCGTGATTGGCCCGGGCAGCTTTTTTACCAGTACCTACGGCGTTGCGTTTGGCCCGGCGCCGATTGCCGGCCAACCCGCCGCCATTTACGTCGTGGGCTTCCGTACGACGGTGGGCGGCGCCCCGCCCGATTTTACCGGGTTTGGCCTTTGGCAATCGTTGGACGACGCCGCCAGCTGGGTGCGCCTGGTGCAATACCCCGGGGGCTATTTTGACGAGCCTAGCGGGCTGATTGCCGACCCCAACACCTACGGCAAGATTTACGTCAGCTATGCCAACGTTGGCATTGTCATGCTGACATTTACCGACGTGCGCGCGCTGACGGGCACGGGCAGCCGGGGGGGCCGCCACAACCCGCGCGGCCAGGCCGCTTTGGCCATTTAAGGAGTCTGATTTATGGGCCTTGACAAGTACCGATTGCCCGCCAGCGTGCGCGAAGGGGTTTGGCTGGAACTGCCCGACGCCCCCGGCGATAAGTTCCGCGTGCGTTTGCCGTCGCGGTATAACCGCGAATACACGGCGGCCCAGCAACGCGCGGTTGCCGTCAGCGTGGGCGACGATTTCAAGCTAAAACCCGACTTAGCCCACGTGGATTTTTTTGCCTGGCAGGAGGCCCGCTATCAGGCGTTTTTGGAATTTTGCGTGCTGGATTTGCCGCCGGGGCTAACCAAGGCCCAGCTTAACGACGAGTACCGGCCGGGCTTGGAGGTGCTGTTTAATATGGCGTCCGATTTGGCCGATATGGAAGACGCCGAGGCCGACGCGACGACAAAAAAAAATAGCAAACCTGCTAAACTGGCAAGCTGATTGGGCTGGGCGTGAAACGTCTTATCAATATCTGGCGCAAACCGGGCGCTTACGCGACGAACACCGCCGGCCGGCGACGTGGGGCGCGGACTGGCTGGCGCAAGCGTTTTACGAATTGTCGACGTGCCGCGCCCTGGGGTTTGGCGTCGCGGGGCCAATCCCGGCCACGGCAATTTGGGCTTATGTCGACCGTTACCGGCTGCCCGATTGGACGTGCGACGCAATCTTTAGTCTGGATGCCGCGTGGCTGGCCCGCCAGCGCGACGCCATGCCAACCGGGGGATAAATCCGTGCCGCCACCGCCGCGCAAGCTAGACGCCGTCCTAACCGCCATGCGCGCCGACGATTGGCCGCGTGCGATAGCCCTGGCCGCTAAGTTCCCCCGGCTGGGGCCGGACAAAACCGCAATCATGCGGGCGCACGAAGCCCTGGCCCGCCCTGATTTCCAACGCCAGCTGGGCCGCTGCCCCGACGCGCTGATTGCCGCCGGCAAGGCCGCGCTGGTGCGGCGCTATGGGGGGTGAGTCATGGGGCCGGACCTTTACGAGGGCGCATTAGTCAAGGTTAGCGCGGCCAGCGCGCGGTTGCTGTTTACGCAGTGCGGCCCGGCGTGCAACGCGGCCAACGCGTGCGGCGGCAAATGTTGCGACGCGCCCGGCCGGCCAGGCGGTTGCCTGGTGACAATCCATGCTAGCGAACGCCAGGCAATCACCGCGTGCGGCGGCACCGTCGACGGCGATTTTTTGGCCCCGGCACCCGGCGGCGGTTGCCCGTTTAAGGCCGGCGGCTTGTGCACGTTGCACGACACCGGGCACAAGCCATTTGGCTGTATCGCCAGCCCCTTTACCCTAAACCGCGCCGCCACGCTGATTGTGCGCAACCGTTACAAGTGCTTGCCCTGCTATCGCGGCCAGGGCCCCAAAGCGCCCGCCTACCGCACCTTTGCCGCGTCGTTGCGGCTGTTGTTTGGCCAGGCCCAGGCCGCGCGCATAACCGCGCACCTAGACGACGGCGGCGGCGACATAACCGCGCCCATGCCGCTGGCGCACTATCAAATCCTTGACGCCAACGACGCCGCCAAGGCGCGGCAGAAAGCGCCGCCCTATGCGTGAATACGACTTGTTTGGCTGGCCCGTCGTCGACGGGCATAAATCGGTTTTGGCCCGGCGGTTTGATTACCCGCCGTTTACCGTCCTTAACACCCGCGACGGCTGGTGGCAGGAACGCAAGCGGCAATGGCTGGCCCTGGGGATTAAATCCGAAGTCGGGCGTGGCGCCGCGCTAATCCCCCACGACGCCGCCATGCAATTTGCCCGCGACAAGGCGCGGGAGGCGCGCGGGCTGTGACAGATTACGCGCGCACCTTTGGCCAGGATTTGATGCGGGGGGAATATACCGTCGGCCGGGCAATCCCCGGCGGCGGCACCGGGCCCAACAGCGTTTACATGTTTAGGCAAGCCGATGGCAGCATGGACGCGGGCGCGGACGCCCAGGCGTCGGGCAACGGCACGTCGGTTTTTGACCCGGTTTTGACTGAGCTATTTTACCGCTGGTTTTGCCCGCCGGGCGGCCTGGTGCTGGACCCGTTTGCCGGGGGCAGCGTGCGCGGCATTGTCGCGGCGGTGCTGGGCTATCGCTATGCCGGGTTTGAACTAAGGCCCGAACAAGTCGAGGCCAACCGCGCCCAGGCGGCCGACATATGCCCGGAGAACCCGCCGGCCTGGTTTATCGGCGACAGCGCGGCATTGGTGCCGCTTTGGCCGGGCCAGGCCGATTTTATCTTTAGCTGCCCGCCCTACGGCGATTTGGAGGTTTATAGCGCGCTGCCCGGCGACTTAAGCGCCATGCCCTACCCGGCCTTTGCCCAGGCCTACCGCGCCGTCGTTGCGGCGGCGGTGGCCAAATTGGCGCCCGACAGCTTTGCCGCCTTTGTCGTCGGCAATTACCGCTGCCCCAAAGGGTTTTACCGCAACCTAACCGGCCTGACGGTGGACGCGTTTGAGGCCGCCGGGGCGCGGTTTTACAACGAGGCAATCCTTGTCAACTGCATTGGCAGCTTGCCCGTGCGCATAGGCAAGCAATTTACCGCCGCCCGCAAGCTGGGCAAAACCCACCAAAACGTCCTGGCCTTTGTCAAGGGCTGCCCGCGCCGCGCCGCCCAGCGGATAGAAAGGGCCGCAAGCCATGCCTAGCAGCGACGAACGCCGGATTGTCGAACTTGTCCTTAAGGCGGTGGGCGATACCGAAGTGCAGCGCATGACGGCCGAACTGTTAAAATTGCGCCGCAGTGCCGAGGACAGCGCGGGCGCGCTAAAGTATTTAGAGGAAGCCGGCAAGCATTTGGGCGAACAATTTAAGGAGATTGGCGCAAAGATTGTGGCCGGCTTTGCGCTTGAGGGGATAATTGACAGGTTCAAGGAAGCGGCCGAAAGTATGGAGCAACTTGCGCTGGCCACGCAAAAGGTTGGGGTAAGTGCAAAAGATTTGCAGGGCCTAAATATTGCCGCCAACCTTACCGGCACCAATGTTGAAACGCTGGACAAAGGTTTGCAAATCCTATCCAAAAACATGGCGGACTTGGCAGGCAAAGGCGGCCCCGCCACCAAATATTTGCGGGATTTGGGGATTACGGCCAAAACTGACGTTTACGAGGCGTTCACCAAACTGTCCGAGCAATTTGAGAAAATGCCGGACGGCGCCCAAAAAACGGCGTTGGCCATGTTGGAATTTGGCAAGGCCGGGGCCCAACTTATCCCAATGCTAAACGAAAGCGCAAAGCTATTAGTAGAAATTGCCGAGGTTAGCGAAAATTGGGGCACTAAACTTACGGATAAAGACGTCGACGCCGTCGCCCAACTAACCGACCATATCAAAGTGCTAAACAGCCAAGTTGGACTGTTGACGGACAAATTTGTGTCAGGATTAGCGCCCGCTTTGGACGCCATTGCCAAGCAATTGATGAAAGCTAAAGTAAACGGCAGCGCATTTTTTGAAATTGCCGGTTGGATTGGCGCCCGCATAATCGAAATTACCGCCGGGTTTGAAATTTTTTGGAGCATGATTGTCCAAGTTGACCATGCCTTATACGGGTTGGGCGGGGAATTTTTATTTGTCGGCAAGTCAATTGTTGACTTGATGACGGGCCGGTTTGAGGCGTTGGACGCGGACCTTAAGGCTATATCCACCCAGGCCCGGGCAACCTGGCTGCAAATGGGCGCGGACAGCAAAAAAGGCTATGCCGACGCCCTGGCCTTGCGCGCCGGCTATCTGGCCAACCTGGCGGCCCAGCCGGAACCCAAACCCAAAGGCGACGGCGACGTGCCGGACTTGGGCAAGGCGGCCAAGGCAAAAAAGGTAAAAACGCCCGTCGACAAAACCGGCGAGGAGTATCTGAAACGGCTGACGGACGAGCTTAAACGCTACGAAACCGTGCTGGGCGACGCGGAAAAAAAGACGTTGGACATGGCTGACGCCCAGCAAAAATTGGTGGACGGGTTTAACGAGGCGGCCGACCCCACCGCGAAATTCCTTAAGGATATGCTGGACATATCCAAGGCCCGCGACACCGGCAAACTAACCGCCCAGGGCGAGGCCTTGGCCATGCAAAAGGCCCGCGACGCGTACGACGCGGCCAGCACGGCGCTTTACGAAAACAGCGACGCGCACAAGGCGGCGGTGCAGGCGGCCGACTTGCACAAGGCAGCCCTGGACAAGTTGCAAGCCAAATGGGGCTTTGTCGCGGACGCTATGGGCCAGGCCACGCAAAAAATGATTGATGGCAGCGAGTCCGTCGGCACCGCCATGCGCGAAATGGTGGCCAACGTTATTAGCGAGCTTACCCGCATGGCCCTGGTGGCCGCCGCCAATAAAATTTTTGGCGCGATTTTGAAAAGTGCCGGTTTGGACCCGTTTAAGGCCGCCCAGGGCGCGGCCTTTGTCGGCGGCGTCAAGGCCTTTGCCAGCGGCGGTATTTTATCCGGCCCAACCGCGTTTGGCATGGCCGGCGGCGGCATTGGCATAGCGGGCGAAGCGGGGGCCGAGGCTGTCGCGCCGCTACGCCGCGACGCCAGCGGCAACCTGGGCGTCGTCGCCCCGCGCCCGCATGTCACCGTTAACAATTATGCCGGCGCGGACGTCGCGGTGCGGCCTACCGACCAAGGCTTGCAAATCGACGTCATGCGCCGCCAGCTGGCCGACGACATACGGCGCGGCGGCAACCCGCTGTCGGCGGCTTTGGAGGGCACCTATCGCGTGGGCCGCTATGCGGGGGCCTACACATGACGGTTACGCCCGCCCTGCAACGGCTTTATGCCAGCGCGCCCGACGGCGCCGTGATTTACGAAACGCTGGAATTGCGGCACCCGCGCTTTACGCAAGCCTATTACCTAACCAACGCCGCGCTGCCATTTAGCGCCCAGCTGGAAACCGGCGCCCAAGTCGATTTTATGGCCTTGCCGTTTACCGCCCAATTGCCCGGCGCCAACAGCGGCGGCACCCAGGATTTAACCCTGGTGCTGGACAACGTCGACCGCCTGATAGTCGACGAATTGGAGCGCGCGGCCGGCGACCCCCGCACGCGGATTGCCGTTACCTACCGGGCCTTTGCCAGTACCGATTTGTCGGGGCCGGGCGCCGACCCTATCGCGCTGTCGCTATCGGACGTGACGGCCACGGATACGCAAGTGCAAGGCACGGCCAGCCGCACCGACGTCCTAAACCGCCGTTACCCCAGCGTGCTTTACGAAATCGGCATGTATCCGGGGTTGGACAGATGACGGGCGACGACTTTGCCAACGCCTGGATAGGCACGCCGTTTTTATGGGACGGGCGCGGGCGCGACGGCGTCGATTGCTGGGGCCTGGTTGTCGCCTGGCACGCCGACGTCGCCAACGTCGCGCTGCCCGATTGGGTGCGCGGCGCCCGCAACCGGGCCGCCGTTGTGCGCCTATTTGCCGCCGGCCACGTCAGCCATTGGCACCGGCTGGACGCGCCTAGCCCGGGTTGCATTGTCCTGGCGCCCGTCGTGCGCCCGGCCCATGTCGGGATTTACTGGCGCGGCGGCGTTTTGCACGCGGCCGACGGCGCGGGGGTTGTCTGGCACCCCTTGGCGCGCTTTGCCATTGCCCACCCGGCGCACCAATATGGGCTTTACACGGGGGGCCGGGCCCGTGCTTGAACCCGGCGCCGACACCGTCACGATTGCGCTGTTGCCCAACCCGCTGGACATGGCCAACCGCACGGTTTGGGCGGCGCGGCCCGGCGCCCCGTTTATCGACTGGCTGCAATGCCATTACCCCGACGGCTTTGGCGCCGGGATAACCCTGGCGCGCAACGGCCACGTCGTGCCGATTGCCGACGCCGACTTTATCACCGCGCCCGGCGACGTCGTGACAATCATTGTTCACCCCGGGCACCCGGGCCTGGGCGCGCTAATCCTAAAGGCGGTGATAACCGCCGCGATTAGCGCGGCGGCGTCGCTAGTCTTCAACCTGATTTTCAGCAAACCGCGCGCCCCGTCGTCGCAACAATTGCCGCAACCGGACCCGATTTACAGCATAACCGGCGCGCAAAATGCCGCGCGGGTTGGCGACCCCGTGCCGGCGCTTTACGGGCATATGTTGACAACCCCCGATTTTGCCGCCCAGCCCTACACGTATTTTGACGCCAACAACCAATACATTGCCCAAATCCTGGTAATTGGCTGGGGCGAGTATGACTTAAACGACGTGCGGGTTGGCGACACGCCGGTTAGCGCCTTGCAAAGCGACGCGCTAACCTATTGGCACATGGGGCCGGGCGACCACGCGCAAACAATGGGCCGGATCGAAGCGGCAACCGGCGTTATGGAAAACGTTGTGACGTCGCCGGAAGTTAGCAGCCAGGAATTTAGCCAGGCCCCGCCCGTCAGCGGCAACGTTTTTGAAGCTAGCCAACTTGTCGCCACCTTTGTTGCGCCAAACCGGATAGACAACGTTGTCATTGGCCCG